CTCAAGCAATGGCTAGAACAGCAGTTACTTTTGTTTTTGGTTTAGCTTCTCCAGCTTCTGGAGACTATACTTATAGTGGCTCTGGTTTTATTACTAGTATGGAGTACTCAGCTGGAACAGAAGATGCTCCAACTTACTCTGTGTCGATAGAGGGAAGTGGTGCTTTAACTCAGAACACTATTTAATAATTTCTTTGTTGGTTGGGGATTGTGCTACGGCACGTCTCCCAACTAGCAATATAAAACCAACAAGATATGTACGAAGTAGTTATAATAAACGGAAAGGATTACCCAGTAAGATTTGGAATGAACTCGTTGAGGTTATTCTGTAAAGATACTGGAAGAAGTTTAGCTGACTTAGATAAGCTAGGAGAGGGTATGAGCTTAGATGATGCTTGTTATCTAATCCTAAACGGAATAAAAGACGGCTCTAGAGTGAGTGGTCAAGAATGTTCTTTAAATGTTGATGATGTCGCTGATATGTTAGATGAAGATTTTGAGGCTTTGAATAAAGTGTTAGAAGTATTCTCAGAACAATTCTCTGCTAAATTTGGAACGGAGGGAAACGACAAAGCCACGAAGAAAGTGGCAAAGAAGAAGAAGTAACTTGGGATAAGCTAGAGGCAGTTGCTTATGGTCTTGGCTTATTACCCAAAGACTTTTGGAATCTAACTTTTCACGAGTTTCTATGTACTCAAAAAGGTATTAATGACCGATTTGAATTAGAGCAGCGTCAAGAGTGGGAACGAGTACGATGGTTGGCTTGTGTTAATTTACAACCACATACAAAGAAAGGACAAAACCTAACTCCCCAGAAACTTGTTAAGTTTGATTGGGAGAAAAAGAAAAGAAAGACCGACATCAACAAACAAAGAAAGAGAGCAGAATATGTTAAAAAGAAATATGAATTGCTAAATAAAGACAATGGCTGAGAAGAATTTAAGTATTAAGTTATCGTTGAACGATAAGCAATTTATGAGTGGATTGAGGAAAGCATCCTCATCTATGAAGCGATTTGGCAAATCAATGCAAAAGACTGGTAAAAATCTTAGCAGAAATTTGACTTTGCCAATCTTAGCTTTTGGAGCTGCAAGTGTTAAAGCATTTGACAAACAACAAAAAGCATTAGCACAAGTTGAGTCTGGTTTAAGAAGTACTGGCAACGCTGCTGGATTTACTTCTGAGCAACTTCAAAAGATGGCTGCTGACTTACAAGGTAAGACAATATTTGGCGATGAGGTTATTTTAAAAGATGCTACTGCTCAACTACTTACGTTTACTAATATTAGTGGAGAGCAATTTGCACGAACTCAAGTAGCTGCTTTAGATTTAGCAACTCGACTTGATGGAGATTTAAAGTCTGCATCTATTCAATTGGGTAAGGCTTTGAACGACCCAGTCGCAAACTTATCAGCTCTTAGTCGTAGTGGTATACAATTCTCAGAAGAACAGAAAGCAACAATAAAATCTTTAGCTGAAACAAATAGACTAGCAGATGCTCAGACTATAATATTAGACGAACTTAACAAACAATATGGAGGAAGTGCTGAAGCTGCTGCTCAAGCTGGTATTGGTGGTATACAACAATTACAAAATTCTCTTGGAGATTTAGGAGAGGAGTTTGGTAAAATAATCTCAGATAATATAGGTCCATTTGTAGAAAAAGTAAAAAGTCTTGTTGGATTTTTAAGAGGTTTGACAGATGAACAAAAAAAGACAATAGTCCAAGTTGCTGGTTTTGCTGCTGCATTAGGTCCAGCTATTTTCTTACTTGGTAAAATAACTACTGCCGTTGGAGGTTTATTAAAGATTATAAGAGTTTTAGGAGTTGTTATGGCAGCTAATCCAATTGGATTAATAGCAACTGCAATAGCTGGTCTTGTAGCTGGTATAGCTTTTCTAGCAACATCGTCAAGTGAAACTGCCGTTAAGATTAGAAACTTCTTTAGAAAGATGGCTAACGGAGTTATTGAGGCTATCAATCAAATGATTAAAGCTATCAATAAAATACCTGGACTAGATATTGATTTGATAGATACTTTAGACCTTGAGGAATTTAAAAAAGAGGTCAAAGATACAACTGATGGCGTTGATAATCTTACTAAATCAATAAACGCAATTCCAAAGAAAACCACTATTACAATAGAAAGGAGTGCAGCACCTGGTAGAATAGAGCCAAAAAAGCCTGGACAAATTCCAACTAATTTATCACTACCAACAGAGTTAGAGGGAATAGCAGATATTAAACCAGATGGCTTAGAAAGTTTAGAGGGTGCATTCTTTGATTTTGCTGACGAATATAAAAGAAAAATTCAAGACACATTTGCAGAAATATCAAAATTAGTTGGAGGCGTTTCTAATTTATTTAGTCAATTACATAATAAAAGAATGGTTGAGTTAGATAATGAAAAAGCTAAAGAATTAGATAAAATTGCTGCTTCTAAAATGAGTGAAGAAGAAAAAGAAAAAGCAATAAACGATATCAATGAAAAATTTGACAATAAAAAAGCAGAAGCCGACAAGAAACAAGCAAAAAGAGCTAAGGCTGTTGCACTCCTCGAGGCTACTGTAGCAACTGCTTCTGCTGTTGTTGAAGCATTGCCTAATATACCATTGTCAATCGCTGCTGGTGTGATAGGAGCTGCTCAAATAGCAACTATTGCTTCAACACAAATTCCAGCCTTTGCACAAGGTGGTATGGTTACTGGAGCTACTCTTGGTCTTGTTGGAGAAGGACCAGGAACATCAATGTCTAATCCAGAGGTCATAGCTCCATTAGATAAACTTAAATCAATGATTGGTGAAGGTCAAGGTAGTGTTGAGGTGTTTGGTCGTATAAGTGGCTCAGACATATTAATAAGCTCAGATAGAGCAAGAAAGAACAGAGATAGAACAAGAGGTTACTAATGGCAAGAGATAAAAAATTTTTATTAGAGTTTCAAACAGATGTCGGTGTTTTTTATAAAATAGAAGTATTTGATAATGACTCATCTGATTCTACACAATACACTCCTAATTTAGGTGCTGATGGTTTTAGCTTAACATATCAAACAGATACAGATAATAGATTTACTGGATTAATACCTAGTGAAGTGAAATTTGATATTTTTTTAGAAAATGATGCACAAAGAGCCGTTGTCAATAGTATCCAATCAGCAGATTATGGTCAATTTGATATGGCTATTTATAAAAGCAGAAATGAAGTCGAAGATTTTCATTTATATTGGGCTGGTGTAATTTTAAATGATGTTTCAAATGAAAAAGATGTTGACTATCCACAAAGAGTAACATTGACGGCAATAGACGGATTAGCAGCTTTAAAAGATAAACCATTTAACGAAGGCGTTGCATATACAACGCCATCTTCTTTTCAAATAATTGCTTATTTTTTAAACGCTTTCAGACTTCAAATTCCTTGGACTAATAATTATATTGCTGCTGATGAAAATTTGATAATTACTAGTGTTAATTGGAGTACAGATTCAGCTGGTTTTGTTTCACATAGAGACCCATTAAATTTCAGCAGATTTAATTTTATGGCTTTTGTTGATGTTAATGAAGATGACGGAACAAAAAAGTATAAAGATGCTTTTTTCTTATTAGACTCAATTTGTAAGAGTTTTTGTGCAAGATGTTTCTTTAGTTTCGGAACTTGGCATATAATAAGTGTAAACAATTATCATATCAATTCGTCCGTAGACCCAGTTACTGGAATTAGTAATTTCTTTAGAAGATATCTTAACTCAAGTTCTGTAAATCCAGATTCAAATGGTGTTGCAAATATAATTGTAGAAACAGGACCAAGCACATTTTATAAAAGATTTGGAGCTGATTTTGGTATGCTTCCAGTTCTTAAAGAAGTCAAAGGGCAGTATGCTCATTTAACTCCTTTTGATATGCCATTCATAAGCTATAATAATAATAGTGACACTTCAACAGATTACGAATTTAGCTCTAACGAGATTCCGATTTGGAATGGTTATAGATTCAACAATGTTAATTATCATGGCGCAAACTATGGTTTCAATCTAGCATCTAGCGACAAGCTCATCATTGATTTAGGCTCTGTTGCTGCTATAACTGGCTCTAGTATTTCAATAAATAGAGATTTTTTATTTAGTACTACTGGAGACCTTAATTTTACTGATGTTTCTGGTCAAAATATGGCTGTAAAAGTTAAGTTAGCATTAAGATTTAGACTTGTTGGAAATTCTGGAACTACACACTATTGGCCATTAAGCGAAAATAATGACACTTGGTTTACAAATGACATCCATCCAATAACTCAAGAAATTGGTCCAGCATTGGATTGGTACAATTTTAACTTTGGTAATAATAATATAAATGTCAACTTACAAACAACCGAATTGCCAGATAGTGGACAGTTATTTTTTGAGGCATATGCTAAATGTTACTATAATAACTTTGCTAGTGTACCCTCAAACATATCTGAGATAGAAATACTTAATACTACGTCAACTATTGACCCAACAAAAATTTTAATTTATTCTCCTCCAGAAAATGACGAGACTCAAGGCATAAAATATTTACTCAATAATGAGGTAATTTCATCTAAGTTTTTTATTGCTAATAATGCTCCTGGTGGAACAATTATAGACGATGGAGCAAAATTAGAACTTGATGAGAGCTTCTTTGGAACTGGTCCAACAAGTGGTGCAGTTGGAAGATTAGAAACATTTGACTATTCTACTTCATCGTTTGACGATGGTACTAATGCAACTTGGAAAGCCTTTGGAACTGGTACTGGTGTAGAGTTTACACAATTACAAGTTCAGCAAATTCTCAAAGGACAAATGCAAGGAGCTAAAATATTTAATGGTAGTTTTAAAATTACACACTTAAATAAACCATATCATTTTATCAATGGTATTCAAGTAGATTCAGTAAACTATGCTCCATACCAAGTAACTTATAATGCTAATCAAGAGGTCTGGAGTGGAGTATGGTATGCAATAGATTTAAGCACAGACATTCAAACTACTTCAACTGGTACAATTTCAAACATACCAGTTTCCAACGAATTTACACCAACACTAGACAACTTTGTACAAAATGAGTCTATTGGAGTTACATCAAGTGATACTACTAGCTTGACATTGACATTTATAAACATTATACCATCAACAACAAGTACAGAAAAAATTATTAAGTCTGGAGATGTTGTTAATGTAATATGTGCCGATACTGGAGCATTGAAACAATTTACTGCAAACGCTGATGTAAATTATGGCTCAACAAGATTACAATTTGCTTCAACAACAGTTGACCAAATAATACCAGCTGGAAGTGTATTGATGATGAATAGAGAAAAGAAGTTTGAAAGAACTCACTCTAGTTTGCAGCACATAGTTTTTTCTAGTCAAGCAGCTACACAAGCAGAATGGACAACGGTTAGTTCATCTGGTATATCTAACCACACTTGGAATACTGTTACAACAGACAAAGGTTTTGGTGTGGGTACAAGTCAATTGACAAATGTTTCAACTGCCATTCAATCTGTTGGTATTGTTGTTCCTTTCGATTGTACATTAGTAGGTATAAGAGCAATAATTTACAGAGTAGGTAATTTTCAAACTGCCGTTGGTTTATTTTGTGGAACTCCAGCTTATAATGACAATGAAACGCAAGACTTTACTCTAAGAGCTTATGCTGCTGCCGATAACTCTGCTGGTCCTGACTCTAATTATAGTCAAAGACCAGTAAAAGCTGAGGATTTAACAAGGTCACATTCTTTAGCTGCTGGAGACGTTATAATACCAGCATTTAAAAGTGTTTCAGATGATGGTGGTAATGCTAGAATCACATACACAATAGTACTTAAAACACTCGAATTATTATGATAAAAGAAGAAATAGAAAAACTAAAAATAGATATTGAAGATGCTATGATGTCTGGAGATTATCAGAGTGTTGTTAAGGTATTGCAACTAATTATTGATAAAATACAAGAACTAGAAGAAAAATGAAAAATTTAATTAAAGAGTGTTCTGACGTTCTAACACTAAACATAACAACATTAGCTATCAGTTTCACTCAAGTTGAAATGCTTTTAAAAATCGTTTTGTTGATTTTATCTATAATCTATACAATTGATAAGTTAATTAAGAATCGTAAGAAAAATGGCTAAATTAATATCAAGTAATTTTCTAGAAAAACCAAAAAAAAAGATCC